GATATACCGGATACTGTGCCAGACCCGTTTAATGTTATAGGCATAATTTATACGATTGTCCAGTTTTCTCCAGTACCGATTGTTACAGCAACACCATTATTAATTGTTACAGGGCCAGCTGACATTGCATTGTAGCCGTTTGTAATAGTATAGTTGGTTGTTACTGTTTGACCATTTTCCCAGAATATTTTATCTGTGCCACCACCTGTAGCTCCGGCTGCTGATTCGACCCACTCCATACCGTTGGACGTATATCCAAGTACTTTGTCTGTGCCAGAAGGTGCTGCATGTATATCTAGTTTAGCTTCTGTAATAGTATCATCAGCTATATCACCATTTACGATAGTACCATCTACAATCTTGGCAGATGTGACTGAATCGTCAGCTGGAGTTGCAACACTTATTGCGAGTCCGAGGGTGAGAATAAAGAAGTCAGCACCGCTAGCAGGGGCACTGGCAAATATAATATCGTTACCATCAATAGCAAATCCTTCGCTTGGACTGGTTCCACTATTAGGTTTCTGAATGACTCCATTGACGCTAACAAGATGTGCTTGAGCATTTGTACCGGGGTTTGATAGTGTAAATCTTGTAGCAGAACCATTAAAGGTTGCACTACCACCGCCTGAGCCACTAGAGCTAGACAATGTGTTGATTGATATATTTTGATTTCCGCCTGCGGCTGCCCAGCTTAGATTACCATTAGCATCTGTTTTTAGAAACTGACCGTTTACTATGTTAGATGGTAATGTCAGTGTATAACTTTGTGCAGCACTATGAGGTGGTGACTTAATTTTGACACCATGACTGTTTGCTGAACAGTTAAGTTGCAGTGTACCATCTGCACCGCCTGCGCCTTTGATTTCTACAACACCTGTACCGTTAGGTGTTACTTTAATATTACCGTTAGTTGTGCTTGTAGTAATCTCGTTTGTCTGTACATCTAAGTTACCACCAAGCTGTGGTGTAGTATCAGATACAACTTCAGAGCTAACAGTTTCAAACTCTAGAGCTGTACCACCTGAGTTTACTTTGACTGTTTTACCACCCTGTCCTGTTAGACTAGAAGGTGTATCTGTAAGACCAGCAAAGTTACCAGCTGGTGTTGTAACTGTAACAAACTCAACAGCATTACCAGATGAGTTTACCTTTAGTGTTTTACCAGCTGCACCTGTAAAGTTAGTTGGTGTGTCACCTAAACCTACAAAGGTTGTAGCACCAGCACCAGCTGTTATGCCTGCTAGTTTGGTTTTTTCTGCATCTGTAAAAGCATTAGTGTCAGAGTTAGCTTCATAAGCAGTTTTAATTTCTGCGTTACTTTGATCTGCTGTTGCACCAGCTTCTATACCATCAAGTTTACTGTGGTCAGCATCAGTAAATACATTACTGTCACTTGCACTTTCTACTAATGTTCTAATCTCTGATGCTGTTTGGTCAGCTGTTGCTGCTGTTTCTATACCGTCAAGTTTTGTCTTATCTGCTATAGACATAAGTCCAGACGCAGATGTTGATACGTTACCTAGATTTTGCTCTTCTTGTGCAGCAAATAGTAACTGCTCGTGGTTAGCATTAAGGTCGCCTGCCTTGACTGATGACCCTGCCGTATACGTAGCCTTTGCAACATCTACGCTTGTATCACGGAAAATACGTATCTTTGCAGGGCTAGCTGGTATATTGCCTGATGTAAATACTACATTACCACCACCTGTAGTAGTGTAGCCTGTTATATTGTAGTGTGTGCTTGTTGTTTTTAAAACACCGTCTACTTGTACTTTTACATCTGACTCTTGTATAGAAGGGAAAGAAAACGCTTTGGTTGCATTTCCATCCCCAGTGTAGTCTACGAATGTTGTTGCCATTTATTTAGGTATGTTGAGGATGTTTGCTGTGTTTCTTCTCTTCTGTCTTTGGGCTATTTGTTTCTTTTTCTGCTCTTCAATTAACTTTTGAGCTTCTGGTATGTTACGAACTTTTGCCCATGCAATTCTACGAGCTCTTCTAAACAATCTATCTATAATAATATTATGATAGTAGTCTCTAGCATTATACTGTGCACGCTTGCCTGCACGAATATCAGCATACATCTGTTCAATAGATGCTAATATTCTTTTGTCTTTTGCTAGCTTGTCTAGTTCTAGTTCTAAGTTTTGATCTCCGATAGCTTTCTGAAACGCAGATCTAAGATAAGGTGAGTCAGTAAGATTAGTGCTATCTGGTGCATAATATGTCGACAGTCTTAGATCATACCCACTGTCAAACAACATGTTTCTACCGGGACTTTGGTCTAAGTTCAAAGATACAGGACTAACTGCATTGTACATTCTAGTTAAGAAGTCCCATGATTTAAGTGGTTTACCATTAAGTAAATCATACTTGATAGGCAGTTCTTGTACAGGAGTAAGTGCTGTTAGCTTTTCTGTTAATAAGTTACGGTTACGTATAGACTGGTCAATACCAGATCCTAACTCACGCATGTAAGGTGTAAATAGTTGACCAAGTTCGTTACGTAAACCTGCTAAAGGTACAACGTTGTTACCTAAGCCTGCTATGATTCTATTGAACTGGCCGGGTCTACCACCAAATAAGTCTACAAATGACTGTATACCAGCTAGGTAAGACTTACTTGTAATAGCCTGAGCTATAACTAATGATATTTTTTGTAGTTCTCCTTCTGTCCACTCTTCACCCATAAGTTCACTTGCGTCACCTACGTCAGCGATTGTAGACATAATAAGGTTAAATGGTTCAAAGTTATCATAACCAACACGTACAGCACCTAGCTTTATAGTTCTTGGCTCCCACTTACCATCTAGCCACATCTGTCTCTTCTGTCTGTCAACTGGGCCATTACCGTTAAGATCACCACGCATCCATGCCATAGCTGCCATAAATGTAACAGCAGAGCCTATTGCCAATCGGCCTGTTTGTAATGCCTGTGCGTTAGCCAGCTCTTCAGCCGTGGTAATACCATACTGACGTACACTGCCTAGATCTTTAGGATTAGCAAAAGCAATATCATTAAACTCTTTGACTAAAAAGTTAAAACCGGGTGTATACTTACCTGTGAGTGCAAGACCGTTGACACCAGTTCTAGCAAACAAAAAGAATGGTTTGGCTAATGGTGTAGCTGTAAATACATCGTTTAGACCTTTTGCAAAGCCTGTAAGCTCCTGTGTAAGTGTAACTTCTTTACGTGCAAATGATAAAGCTTCATCTGTGATGTTACCAGCAGAATCATATAGCTGTGAGTAAAAATCATCTTCGTAAGCTTTCATCAGTTTACGAGTTATCTTTGGTGTAGATATGCCATTGTCCTGTAGTTCCAAGACTCTACGCATAGCCTTTTCACGCATTTTTGCACGTCCAAGTATAAAACCAAACGCATCGTCAGTTGCAGCCATAATCTTAGTAGAGTATGTTAGCAAGTTACTGTTGTTCATTTGACGTGCCATATTAGCTACACGAAACGCTGCTGTTTCTCCGGGTGTAGCTCTACCACTATCTTCTGCCCAACGACGTAAAATCTCCCAGTTCTCATCACCTCTGGTAAAGTCTACATAACGAGTCTTAATACTTGATATGTCGCCCTTCCAGTATGAGTTTAGCTTAGTTCTAAATAATTCAAACGACTCAGGTACAGCTTCTACCATAGCGTTTATAGACGCAAGACTAGATCTAAGTGTAGCTGTGTCACCGTTAAACGGGTAACGTATAGCAGCACCTAATGCTGTAGATAGAGGTCTTAAGAATGTTGCAGCAGATGTACCCATGATTGCTCGGACTGGTGTTTTAGGGCCAGATAGTATACTATGACTCATGACACCTTCTAGCTCACGTATCATAGCACCTGTACGGTCTACCCCACCTTCTGTTAGCTTACCACCTTTTATAATAGTACGAGCCCACTTGTCAAAGTCATCAAGTGAGTTGACATCTTTCATCATAGAGAAAGCCTCGAACACAGCCTGTAGTAACTCATCGTCACCATCTTTTGAGATCTTCAATACAGAAAGTATTGACTCTCTTGTGTCAGCCATCTCCTGTGTCATCGCATCATCTATAGCTCTTTTACGTGCCTTACCAGCACCTAACGCTCTAAATGAGTCTGACTTTACAAATCTAGCTTTCTTAGTTTCATACAAAGCTGTAAGCATTGTGTCAACTATCTGTTTAGCTGGGCCATCTATATCATTGAGATTGACTATATCCATTATCTCTCTACCAGCTATACCTGTATCTCGTAACTGTCTTAACAGTGTACCAGACACTAGGTCAGCAATAACAACGTTTTTCGATGTCCATACTTCGACACCATCAATAACATCGTTAGTTTCATACAACTCTTTGAGATACTCTGCTGGTGACATATCAACAGCATTTCTACCTTGTGTTATACGCTGATGTCCTTCTACAGCTTCTCTAAATGTAGCTGCTAGAGCTCGCCTGTCGCCTTTTGCAGCTGCCAAGTCTTTTGCAAACTTTTCACTGCTAACAAGTCCTTTGTATATACGTTCAACAGTTTTATCATCTGTACCACCTTTGAGTGCTATACGCTCACGTTCTACTGGTGTAGTTACAGAGCCTGTAGATCCTTCTTCAGAACCCCACTCGTTACGTGTACGTGATAACTGTTGACGAGCTACTTCTGGTTCAACCTGTGATGTATGTGCCCCTTGGTGTGGCTCTGCTACAGGAGCATTTTTATCTGCTCTAAACTGTACTTCGCCTTCTCGTAGCTGTGCTATACCAGCTTCTACTGTTTGATCTTTTACACTTTTATTTCTTGCAGCTATCTGCTCAAGCACTGGCTGACTGCCTTTCTTAAGACCATAAGCTAGTCCGTCAAAAAATAGACCTATGCCCATACCTTCTACGATGTTTTTTATCTTCATCATAACAGGATGGTCTGTGTCTTTGGTAGCTAGTGGTGTGTCAAACCAGCCATATCTTTCACGCAATGCACCCATAGCGTTCATTTCGTCTGACTCTTTAGATACAAGGTCAGACACGGCACCTATAGCTGCACCTCTTGCAAGACTACTGCTAGCTACACCGGCTAGGCCAGCTGGTATTGTAACCAGACCTGTAGCTGCCGCTGCTTTAGCTGCTGCTATTGTACCAATGGCTAGTGTACCAAAGTGTACTAAGCCACGTAGCTGTTTACCCCACCATGTTTTGGTTTCGATAGGGTTATCGTAAGAGTCAAAAGGAGTCCACTCTGGTTTGTAGAATCCTTTTTCTTCTTTCTCTCTTTGCATTTCACCAGAAAACGCATCTATTGTACGCTCTGGAAATGTTGCAATCGAAGACGCAGTATCTTGTATACCACCAGATAGAATAGACTGCCCTTCTTTTATAAAAGCTTTAGCACCCCATGAATCGGCGTTACGAGGGTCAACCTGTTCATCAACCCTCTGCTTTTGCTCCGCTGTTTTTTCTGCTTCTACAGCTTGTTCTGCTTGCTCTTTCTTTTCGTATTCATCTATAAACTCACCGTATTTTTCTACGGCAGCCTTAGAAGCTTCGATATCTAAAGAGTAAGCATCACCATAGTTTGATTCTTCTATCATCTGTTTCTAGTTCCTCGACTGGTTAAATTAGGATCTCTTTCTTCTGGTTCTGGATCAGGTATACGTTCTTTTTCTACAATCTCATCTATCTCTTGTCTCTTAGGTACACCAGTAACAACTCTGTAACCAGCTTTGAATAGATTATCAGTGCCATACTTTTCAAGATCTGTTATAAATACCTTTGCAACTTGACTTTGTAGTTTGTCAAAGTTAGTCATTTCATAACCTTCTAATAAAGGAAATACTTTTTTAATAGCTTGATTTTCCTCATATGTAAATCCTGTAGCTTCTACCCAAGCTGCATCACTATTTACAACAGTAAGTCCAGCTATAGCCCTCTTACGTCTAGTAATATTGTTCTGCAACTTTAACATACGCATAGCTGTCTGTAGATTTTCTGATATCTTTTCATCATCTTTAACGCCTAGCTGTTGTAATAAGTCCAACGCTTCAAAACCACCAAAACCATAGTAGCCTATATTAGTAGCATCAAGATTATAAACAGCATTTTCTAGATCTGCCTTAGTCATCTGTTGTAAAGATTTAACCTTTGGTAATCTAGATAGTTGTCTAGGTGTCTTACCTTTAGACTGGGCTACTAGCTTAGGTGACTCTATACTATCAAATGTATTATTAGGCCCAGCTCTCATAGCCTTAGCTGCCTCAGTTAATGTTGGTAGTGATTCTGCACTAATTTGTAAGAACTTACCCTCAGTAGGTTTGTTGAGTAAAGATATTCTATCATCTTCTGTATAAAACTCCATAGTCTCATCCCACTTAGCAATAGTAGCAGACTCGTCAGTTGTTAAATAGTTTATAGCTCTAGCTCTATACAAAAACTTTTGTAAGCTAGTCATTGGTACTTTTTTACCATTGACCATTGTGAACATAGGTACGTCATCATAGAAACTGATAACATCCTTATTCATATCTCCACCACTATCTCTCCAAGCTTTTGCTCTTTCAAAGTTATTTTTCTCGGCTAGGTTTGTAACTTCTGTTGCATCTTTCAGCCCCTCATCATCTATGTACGATTGTACAAACTCTTTCTTAGCATTTAGTAATGGTATACTTACACTACCACCTATATTTAAAGGTGCATCATAGACATTGTTATCTAGATTCTCTTTAACTGTATTATAAATACCCGACATATGTTCGGTAATAGTGTATTCTTCATTATCATTCGGGTCTAAAGTTGATAATTTTTTTTCTAAGATTGGTAACGATTTAAGAAACTCTCTATCAAAGTCAGCTTTCATGCGTCTAAATATCTGATTGTCTGCACCAGTTAACTTATTATCTTTTCCTTTATCACCAAATAAATGCTGTTTAACTGCACTTTTTATATCATTCTCATGGAACTCATTTATTATATCTTGATATTTAGCTTTTTGATTGACTTGTATATCATTCTTACCTGTATCAGCTTTAGCTAAAAACTTATTTAAACCATCGGTAAGCTTTGGTTGACCTTCTATTGTCACATCATATAATAGTGTACCGTCACCGTCAACTTGGTTACGAGCGTAAGCAATCCATTTAGATTTTAAAATAACCAAATTTGACTCATCAAGAAACTCTGCTAATTTTACAGGATTGTTTCTTAATTTAGCTATTTCATCATATATATTTTCTTTATCCCATGAATTTCTTAGATTAGCCTTACGCTGGTCTAACTCGTTTGCAGCCTCAGTTTGTACAGCTGCTATAGCACCTGTAACACGTCTTTCAAATCTTTCTTTGAGTTGTTTAGAGACAATATTGTCAGGTACATTGAGCAGACCATTATACTCTTTACCTTTTATTACAATCTTAGCCTCATCCAAAAGCTTACTTATGTTATCAGGACTAACTAATGTGCCTTCGCCACCAGAAAACGCATCTTTCTGAATGTCAGATATAATCTGGTCTTCTAAATACTGAAACGCTAGTGGATAAGATCCGGGAGCATTACCAAACTTTGTTGCTCTGATTTTATCAAGTAAACCATTTGTGCTAAATATAGCATCAGCGTCATTATTAATAACAGCTTCTCGTATGTCAGAGTTTAGTTGAGCGTTTCTAGCGTTTTCTAGTTTTACCTCTTGATTAGCAGCCCACTTAGCTCGAAGACCTGATCTAGCCTCCATAAGCTTTGGTGTAATTCTTTTTATATATCTTCTAAGAGTACGCTCGTTTGAAATATCAATATTGTTTTCCAAAGCTTCATAAAGAGCTGCACCTAGTAGAGTTTTTACACCTTTATCTATTTCATCAAAAGCTTCGCCTGTAGTAGTAATACCATCAAGACCTTTACCAGCCATCGTATTACCCAACACAGGTTTAAACTGATCTCCTATAGAAGATGCAACTTTTTTTATATTAGCACCTTCTATATTTGTATGTAGTAAGTTGTACGCAGCTTCATTAGTGTTTCTCTGATCTTCACCAGTTTGTGTCTGAGCTTCTTTCGTTAACTCAAAGTCAGCATCTTTTCTTTCAAATTCAAGCTGTTTTTCTTGAGCATTGAATTGTTCTACAACTTCGCTCTTAACTTCACCAGCTTGACCAAGCATAAAGTCAAAGCCTTCGTTTTCTTTTTCTACTGCCTCAGATACTTTTTTAAATTGAGCTGCTGCTGAAAAGACTCCGGCAACTTGCTTCATAGTATTGAGAAAGCTACCTTTATCTTTTACTCTTTCATACTCCTTAACACTGTTAAAAAATGCCACAGTGTTAGGCATATCAATAGTTTCTTGATTCTTAATTATAGCATCTGTAAGATCAGCTTCTTCAGATCCATAGTTGGATTTAGAGGAGCTCGTAAACGCATCACGAGCCACTCCAAGCTGTCTATTAAACTCCGACATTTACTACCTCCATGTCAACGTCTATTTTACTGTAGTCAACAGTTAGATAGTTTTGATCTATACCTACAGCCATAGGATTCTTCTTAACTACATCTTGAGCCATAGCTCCACGGAATCGTACGTTACCGCCTTTGTAGTTAAATTCATATATTTTGTAGCCTTGTGGTGATACACCTACTTCTACTACATTTTCTTTTACTCTTATATCAGATAGAGCAAAAAGATACTTAGCACTTGCTGCAATACTTAGTCCACTTTGAGCAAGGGACAATGCACCTCCAAGTCTGTTTGATGGTGGCAGCATTACTGGTGGTGGCGGCTGTGCGGGTAATCCTAGTTTCTCTCTAGCTCTTGCTTGAAAAGTTCTAAAGTTACGCATAGCTGTGGTTTGTTTCTGTGCGGCCTGTCTGCCGACTACAGTATTTACTACACCTTCAATGCCTGCTTTTGTTTGTAAGTATTTAGTTAGTGCAGATCTTCCAAATGATCTGGCTCTACCACCTTCGTTTGCTCTTTTAGTACTTAAATATTTAGCATAGGCTTTTTGTTGAGCTAACCTACCAGCACCTATCTGGTAGTTTATATTCTGTCTGATGTCGCTTTGGTCACGACTCAAGCCTATAACTGATCTATCTAAGTTACGTGCAAACTGTGTTTCTCTATTCCAAAATGATAATGCTCTTTGTCTGTGAAGAGCGTCTTGTTTTTGAGCTTCGGCTCTGGCTTGTGCCCTAGCTCCAGCGTTAGCGTCTACGCACACGGCAAAATTCAATAAATGTTACATTGTTTGGCCCATGTTTTAACTTACGTAAAAACTTGAAACCTAGAAACTTTAGCAGTTTTAAATGTGCTGTGTTTCTACTGTCAACTATATTCCAGAGGAGTGGCTCTTCACGGCTATCGACATACCGTTTGGCCTCTCTTGCAAATGTAATTGGGTATCGGTGTATATCAGGAGTGCAAAGCATCCATATGTCACCTTCTTGTCCTACTCCGGCCATGCCAGCAGTCTTGCCGTCAGGCACTGTGAAATACACGTAGGAGGGATTCTGAGACATTAGAAAGGGTAAGGTGGTAGGATCTATCCCATGGCCTTCTTTGACCTCTCTGTGGTCATCTGGACGGAGATTAGAGGCCACTTCCTGAGCAGCCTCCAATGTGATTGGGTGTATATAATTAGACACGTTGATAAAATTTGGGTGAATAGTCTCCTTCCCAAGACAACGCATGTAGCGTAGCTGGGGCAGGGTGTGAAGATTTGAGCTTTAAATCTACGTTTGTATTACGTTCGTAGATTGGGATAGTTTTGATAAACTCTTCGAGATATGGTGCATCAGATGCGTTGTACTCGTCCAGTTCTGTTGATTCGTATACTTCTGTGTAGTCAGGTTTACCGACTCGTTCAAGTGTTGTTTCATAAAGTCCAATCTTTCCAAAGTGTATTTTAACTCTATGTAGAATTAGAGATGAGTTGACATCGGCAGATACCTTTTCTCCTTGACCTTTTGTAGGATAGAAGGTAGGAAATGTAACCTCGTAGTCGTAGATGTAACCTATTGTAAGTGTCACACCTGACCAGTTACCCGGTAAAGTAAAACTTGTACCTGATACTGTAGGTTTTGCGTACCGTCCAACTCGTGTAGATGATGTGTTTGTATCAATTACTACTAAATCATAGTTAGGCGTGGTAACTGTATTTAGCCAACTAACACCAGTAAAGGTAGTTATATTCGTAGTTGCGTTAAAGCTGCCGCCGCTAACAGTAGTATGATTATCCACATGTAATAAGAAGTCGACATTATCTTGTACTATGCTAGGGTCTGAATCAGCCTGCACTAATTTTATACTCTGTAAATAATAGTCACTATCTAGAAAGAAGTACTCATCATTAATAATAAAATGATATATTAGAGGATTGTTAAGCTTCCATCTAAACCATGCAGCCTGTTGTCGTTTATTGGCTATCTGTAAATACTTATAACCAAAGACTATATCTGAGTTTGTTTTACCCATCAATACTATAGAGTTTTCTCTAGAGTTAGTAATTAGGTCTATATCTTTTGGTAGAAGAGTAGGTACAATCTTACTTACCTCTACCACGTTTGGTTCTCCTTCTCTCTGTACGTTTGCCATTTCATTGAAGCGGCTAAACTTACCTGAGTTATCTATATAGGCAACAGTTGTACCTAGAGATATAGGAGGTATGGTTTCATTATAATTAAATGTTGCTACACTACGCAGTTTAGCTGTATCTGGATTCAGAACTGTGTCATCAGATGCTAACAAAAACTGTTGGTTTGTACTAAACACAAGCAAACCTGTATTGATTTCGATACCATCAAATAGTTCTGACGGAAACATAGATGCAGCAGATATATCAATCGGGTCACTTGCTGATGTTGTAAGTGCTGATTCTACAAAGAAGTCAGGTATACCAAGGGTTCCCGGTCGTGAGGTTATGACATTTTCACCTGACAGCAGTGCTAGCCTGTTACGGAAAAACAATACTTTGTTAATACGTTTACCTACAAAGCTAGGTAATGGGTTAGTTGTATCATCACCAACTCGCCTATCTTGATACGTAAACTGTTTTACAGTAAATGTAGTAACAGCTGTACGTTGTATTACAAGCGGCATATTAGTCAATGTTTTGGCTATGCCGGGTTTAGCGCACTCAGACCAAGATCCGGAACCGTCTTGATTGTTCTCTCCATCAAAACGTACATAGTAGTCATCTTCATCTGCCATTCGAGAGTTAGAAATCTTAACTATATAACCATGCTTACACTGGGTTGGTAAGTTTGTTACATCGTTAACAGAACTCTGCATAACTCGCATAAGATCTTCTTCTACAACTTCTACGTTAAATGCGTTAGCACTTGATAGATACATACCAGAACCGATAATCTTAGCACTGATACCTGATATAGCATCTATCTCTGCTTTTAGACTGCCCAAAATAGCATCGGCAGTAACAGCAGTCTGCGCATCAAACGGTGTAGGAGCTGGTCTAATAAGACCTAAATTAGCTTGTACAGTTGTTCTTTCGTGATCTACCACTTTGATAGTATATGTAGCAGCGGCATCTGGTGTACCATTACCGTTAGTATCTGCGCCGCCTGCGGCTGCTGTAAGTGTAGCTGTAACTGTATCGTTTGTAACATAGCCCTCACCGCCATGTAGAAGTACAGCTTCTCTATTATAACTACATCTGTAGTTTTGCCCACCAGCACCGTTTTGGTTAGCACTATAATTAGGACTTACACCTTGTTGCCCAAGAACATTAAGTCTAAATATTAAATTTGTTTTAGTACCAGAATCTATACTAAATACTTGTGTACCTATACCGGGACAATGACCTGTGCCATCTGTTTCGTCAAGATCATCACTCTGTATTTCAATACGTGTAGCACGATCAAGAGTTTGTGTCGTAGTATTGTTTGATATGTTTAGTCCATACTGCCTACCGTTTTCTGTACGTAGTAACTCTATGAAAGCGAAGTGAGCATCTGGTGTAGCATCTGTAGTTCCCGTTGTCCCAACGAGAGTGTTAGCATTAGTAGTATCACGATTAGTAACAAAGGTGGTATCATTGATTGTAAGTGTCTGTAGATTTTCTGGTGTACTTGTAGCTAAATAGTTTTGTATAGCTGTTTGGCCGCCTGTACCGTAGGCTGTAGTCATTAGCTGTCCATCGTTACAACGCCAGACTCTGACTTGGCCATCAGCTGCTATCTGTCCAATATAAGATCCTTCTGTTTCGTCACGAAAGTAGTGAAACCACGAACCTCCACTCTGTACACTGGTGAGAGCATCGGTTCCTATTCTTTTAGCACCCGGCCTTTTGAAAAGACCTTTGGTTACATCTGGTATAGCATTGATAGAATCTGAAACCTGACCGGGAAATTTCAAGTTATCAGGCTGCTCTGATATACCCAATGAGTATTGTGGAATGGTTTGTGTTACGCCTGCCATTATCTCCTTAGATTTCTAAATGGTTGATATGTTTGGTATGCTGTGCCCTCTGGGAATCCCATCATGCTGTGGTCGCCTTGGTTGCACTCATACTCTTGTAAGGCAGCTCTTGCCTGCTGCTCCTGTACTCCTAATAATCTTACTAAGCCTGCGTTAGCAACAAGTTGTGTAGCTGCGATTCTAGATGCTCTGTAAATTATGTATCTTCTAAATACAATAGGTAGATCTTCAAATACATATAGTCTAACAACATCAAGATCTATGTCACCATCAAACTCATCTGTATGGTCTGTTTTGTCATACAAAAATCCATTACGACGTATGAGGTCATGATGCCTACGAGCTTGGTTATCATGTAAGTCCATAGAAAGTATGTCAGCACCTATTGCAATCTTCTTGTTTGCATCTGGTGTAAACTTTACATGATACTCTGTGTTGAAATGCCAGCCTTCTGACTGTGTATCAACGTTAGCATCACGTAGTAAATTAAATATAAATGACACCTCTGGGTTATCAAAGTTGAGAGTTGTGAGAGGTGCTTGTCCGATAGCTCCCAGTATAGAGTTCACTGCGGATAGTTCGGTATCGGTGTCAATAGTTGTGGTAGCCATAAGAAAAAAAGGAGGCCGAAGCCCCCTGTATAAAGTGTAAAATTAGCCGTTGGCTGGGTATGTAGAACCAAACGCAGCAGGCTTAGTTGTTGTTCCAGCGAACAATTCAACACAAGCAGCTGGGTTTAGGAAGTCTGCACCCATAGCTAGTCTTCCAAGGATTACGTCACCTTGGTATACAACTGAAACGTCACCAGAAGTTACCTGTACCTGTGGGCCGATAGCTTCTACAACACCAGCAGCTTCTCTTTGGAAGATAAGTCCGCATGTGTTTGCGAATGATGTAGCGTTACCATAGTTGTTGTTGATACCAGAAACTGAAGCTCTTGCATCTTCTGTAGCAACAGAAACGAAGTCACCTGTGTTACCGGGATCAATAGTTGCAAGGTCAGTACCAGCAGAAGCACCTGATGAAGGAGCATACTTTGTACCATACTTGCTGAAGAATGGTATGTTCATTGACTTGTAGATGGTGATACCAGCTATTTCAATGATTCCATTTCCACTCTGTAGAGCTGTACCTTGTACGTCTCTGTTTACAAGACCGTTAGAACCTATGTTCTGTATAAGTTCGTAGTACTGTCTTGGGTTCAACACAGCAACTCTACCTTCAGTAGATACGCCTTTCTCGTCAAGAGCAGCGGCTGCATCATAGAAAGCTGCGATTAGGTGTGTTGAGTTGTATGCGTCGTCTGCATCTGAACCAGCTCCAACTTGGATCTGTGTTCCACCGGGCTCTA